GCCAAAGCAATCCTCAAAGACCCTGACACATACTTCACTCCAGAGGTGATGGAAAAACTGGACACTATTGCAAAAGAGGAATTTAGTTATGGAGGTTCGTGAACTATTTGCATGTCCTGTTTATGTCAAACAACTAAATTGTGATCATGAGTCGATCGCTGAATGGTGTCTCAAACAAAAAAAGTTTGATCGTGGAAGAATCAAAACTAATGTAGGAGGATGGCAATCTACAGACTATAATGGTCGTCCTGAAAAATTATCAAACTTGTTTACAGAATTACAAAATTCTCTAATTGAATATTGTAAGTCTTTACAAATAGTAGAATGTAAAAATATCAGTAATTATTGGATCAATGTCAATGGATATCAACATTGCAATCTTCCACATATACACCCACGATCTGTACTAAGTGCGGTTTACTATCCACAGGTTCCTTATGGTGCAGGACATCTTGTTCTTGAACACCCCATGGCTCCTGTGATGGTTTATGATTGGAATGATGTTAGTGTTTATCCAAACCGGCTAAATTCTGCAGAATATCTAATGTATCCAGAACCAGGAGACTTAGTTATTTTTCCGAGTTGGCTAAAACATTATGTTGAACCAAACTTGAACAAAGACATAGAGAGAATTAGTATTTCTTTCAACGTATCATCATGAAACTGCGGAAATCAAATACACATACTATCAGAACCTATGATAAGATCCTGAACTTAGAACAATGTCAGGGTCTTATTTCCGCGTTTGAGGGTATGTCTCAACATCATGAGAATGTAAAAAATAATGGTAGACCTAACTTCACTCAACTGAATGTAAACAAACATTATATTCAAGGAGTCAACTATCTGGTTGATAGAGTAAAGACATGTCTTGAAATATACGAATCTGATTTATTGGGACTTACTAGACACATGCCTCCAATGACTTCATTGGAAAGTTTTAGAGTCAAAAAGTATGTGCCTGGTGGTGATGATAGATTTGATGAACATGTAGATGTGGGTGACCACTCTAGTGCCAGACGATATTTGGCCATGTTATTTTATCTCAATGATGTGGAGGAGGGTGGTGAGACAACCTTCCCCTTTCATGATATGATAGTGAAACCAAGGGCTGGTTCTGTCCTTGTGTTTCCTCCGACGTGGGAATACCCACATGCTGGCCGTCCACCCATCAGTGGACCGAAGTACATTATGAGCACGTATCTCCACTATGGATAGAGTAGAAAATACAATCCTTCGCACGATGGTTCATGACGAAGATTATCTTCGTAAGGTTCTGCCTTTCATTGAACCATCTTATTTTGAGGATCGTAAGGATCGTGTGATCTTCGATGAGATTTCAAAGTTTATTGTTAAGTATGATAAACCTGTTTCTCAGGAGATTCTCAAAATTGAGATAGGGAATCGTGATGATGTCACGGATGAAGAACATAAACAACTCATTGACCAAATCACTCTCCTAGATAAGGAGCCGGTCAATGGTGATTGGATTCTGGACACCACTGAGAAGTGGTGTAAGGAACGTGCCATTTATCTTGCCTTGATGGAGTCTATCAAGATTGCAGATGGACAAGATAGTAAAAAAGGAAGGGATGCAATTCCAAGTATCCTGAGTGATGCTCTTGCAGTATCATTCGACAATCATATTGGCCACGATTATCTTGAAGATTATGAACAACGTTACGAGGTATATCATCGAAAAGAAGAAAAGATCCCTTTCGACCTTGAGTACTTCAACAAAATTACAAAAGGTGGTTTGCCTAACAAGACTCTCAATATCGCACTTGCTGGTACAGGTGTCGGGAAGTCTCTATTCATGTGCCATATGGCTAGCTCCATCCTCTTGCAAGGAAAGAACGTTCTGTATATCACTCTTGAAATGGCAGAAGAGAGAATTGCTGAGCGAATTGACGCCAACCTTCTTAACGTCAACATCCAAGAGATTGCGGAACTTCCCAAGGTAATGTTTGATAACAAGGTAAATACCTTGTCTAAGAAAACTCAAGGTCAACTGATCATTAAAGAGTACCCTACCGCGAGCGCACACAGTGGACACTTTCGTGCATTACTTAACGAACTCGCCCTTAAAAAGTCTTTCAGACCTGATATTGTATTCGTGGATTATCTTAATATTTGTTCCTCTTCGCGTTACAAAGGGGCTGCCAATATTAATTCCTATACTCTTGTTAAGTCAATTGCTGAGGAACTTAGAGGGTTGGCTTGCGAAGCCGAGGTCCCTATCGTATCTGCCACCCAGACCACTCGTTCTGGTTATGGTAGCTCTGATGTTGAGCTTACTGATACTAGTGAGTCCTTTGGTCTCCCTGCTACTGCTGATCTTATGTTTGCCCTTATTTCGACGGAAGAACTGGAACAGTTGGGACAGATCATGGTGAAACAGTTGAAGAATCGATACAACGATTTGTCAGTCAATAAAAGATTCATTGTTGGTATTGATCGTGCAAAGATGCGTCTGTATGATTGTGAACAGACTGCACAAGATGACATTCTTGACTCTGGTCAAGAATCGGGTTATGATGAACCAGAATCTAAGTTCAAAAGTAAATTCGCGGAGTTGAAGTTTTGAGTAACGTTGATCCTAAAAAGTATGCACAATTTGTAAATGGAGTCACATCTAATGAAAGTAAAGATCATCACGCTTTCGCGCAAAGAATTGTCAACCTCCAGTCCGAAGGATTTCCTACCGAGCGACTGCTTACTGCATCTGTAGGTATGTGTGCAGAGGCTGGTGAGTTTACTGAAGTTGTCAAGAAAATTATCTTCCAAGGTAAGCCTGTAACAGAAGAGAACCTGTTTCACCTGAAACGTGAACTTGGTGATATCATGTGGTATGTCATGCAGGCATGTATGGGATTGGAAACTTGTCTTGATGAAATTATTGAAATGAATGTTGACAAACTCAAAGCACGTTATCCTGGTGGTGAGTTTGATGTACACTATTCTGAAAACCGTCAGGAGGGAGACCTGTGAAAGATTTCAAAATCCCCTTTGCTATCGTATCTTTCCTGCTGGTTCAAGGTGCGGGTGCTGTCTGGTGGTCCTCACAAATAGACGGACGAGTCAAAACTCTAGAAGAGCAGAGTCTAAATATTGCGAAAGAAAATCGTAGGTACATTGAGCAAGTGATTCAACCATCTTACGGTATTAGTTCTGCTTGGAAAAATCAATATCACGATGAGTGGGTTCTAAAAGGAGGTTGGAAATGACTAAGAAAGTGACCATTGAAATGTCTGTTTTTCAGGCTGCTGCAGTTCGAGAAGCTTTGTTTACTGATACTAAAGTGTATACTTATGGACCTGCATGTCCAGAACGTGTCTTTGAGATTCGAGAAGTAATCACTGACTTGGATGCTGCAATCGAAGATGCTCTTGCAGAAGAATAAATAAGAGGGCTCAGGCCCTCTTTTTTTATGTCTCTTACTATTCAGGAGATCGAAACCCGATTAAAAAAGATGGGTTTCAATAGATTCAAGGTTAAAACTTCAAAGAGGATATCAATTCTATCCAATGATAGAATGACAGATCTTAGAAAAATCGAAGCAGAATTCTGGGATCAAAACGCAAAGTATAATGCAGAATATAAAACTCCAATTGTAAATGGAAGAGGTGGTAATCAGGTCTCTTCTATTGGTGTTGTTGAAGTAGGAGATAAGATTGTATTTGCAAATCCCGCATCCAGACAGGGTACTAAGTCTGCGGGTATTGAGAATGAAGATAATTTTGTTAACGGAATTAATAAGTATCTTGATCAGGCCTATGGTGCTTTCTATACTATTACTATCGTTCTCAAAGCACCAGGAAAAGAAATTAAAATACCACAAGCTCTGATTGCAGAAAGTGCAGGAAC